ACGGTATAACAATATGAGGTAATGAATATGCGCTCTATATCATTCAAGATAGGTATTACGAACTATATGAATCGTCGATGGATACATGTATTCGAATTTATAGGGGCACGAATATTAAATTATAGTCAGATGATAGCAACAAAAGACTATCTAGAATATATAAATAGATATAATGTGCTGCCTCGTAAGATGAATATATATAGGTGGTATTGATGAGCATTATGTATCTGATACTTATTGGCATACTAATACTAGCATTGACCCCAATAGTTAGATTCATATTGGGGTGTATATTGGTATTTGGGATAGTTATCGTGGCACTCCCGGTATTGTTAATAGTAGGAATATTTGAATTGATAGCAAAGTTAATTGAGGAGGATCGGTAATGAGTTTATGGAATTGGACATGTCATTGTGATCATGAGGCTGCCAAAGATAGAATTATACGTAGTGGCGTGATATATGAACCGCCTCACTCTAATCTAGAAGTCAAAAGGCTCAATATGCTTCTCAATGCACAAGAGATAACAATCGCTGTTTCGAACCAAAGAATTAATACTTTGCATGATAAATATCAAGAAAAAATCAATGAATACTCTGCATTGCGTGATGAAAACACTAAGTTGCATGAAGAAATAGCGTATCTTAAAGAGATGTTGGGGGAATACAAAAATGAATACTCTGCGTTGAATGACATAGCCTTATCGGCAATAACCCAAAATGAAGGATTTAAAAAGAGAGAGGACCTGCAGTATGGCAAGCACATACGATATACTTGTGACCGTATAGGGTGCTCAGAAGAGTTCAGAATCAGACATGCGGATGAAACATTTACTACTGAAAAACCTCTCTTCTGCAATATGTGTGAATATGGACTATGGCATTACAGCCATAAATATAGAAACATTCATCCGCCAATGGGAGACGATCAATGGCTAGACTTTGTATATAGGATGATGGCTAAAGAGGAGTGGTACAAGGATAAAGATGAAAGAATTCATAAGCAAATCAAGAAAGTAATGATGCCGGCACGCCCATGCATGAAGGAACCTGATGAAATGGATTAGCGTAAAAGATAGACTTCCTGAAGAGTATGAATGCGTTTTAGTTTTCAGTTCATTTAATAAAAGTATAGCCTTTGCATCCACCTTAAGTTGGGATGACGTAAATGAATGTTGTTGGAATCTGCATAGTGATGGAATACTCTCAGATGTTGGATCCGTTGGAATAGATGTTAAAGATATAACCCACTGGATGGAATTACCTAAGAGGCCAGAATGAAGTGGATTAGTGTTAAAGATCGATTACCAAAGTTGGAACAGCCAGTCTTGATATTTTTTAAAGACCCCTACGCAAAATATGATCATAATTCCCCAATGGAAGTAGCATATATGTATAAGTCTTATATGGGAGATGAAATTTATTGGAATACTGGAATAGATATAACTCACTGGATGGAATTACCTGAGGCTCCAGAACCAAGCGCTCATTTCAGTGGGTGCCAAATTATTCATCGCATAAGAAATAACTGCTGGAATTGTAAAGGCATGTTTGATAGGGGAATCTGTGATCGTGGTGATGACTGCGATAGAAAAGTGAAACTAGAGCCCGAATGCATATGTGTTGAAGGGTGCACCTATAAAAAGGAATAATATGAAAGAGCTATTAAGTGATTATGTAGACTCAATGGAACCCCATAAAAAAGCTCTAATTAAGCATCTTTTCTCTAATCAGCATGATAACTCCTGTGATGAATGCAATAGAGCTTCTGATATTGCAATTAACGACGAAGAATTAAATACCATACTTAAAAAGATCGTAGAGAATATTCGTAGAGAAGGATGGCCTATAAAAATTACTACAGAAGGGGATAAGTTATGGGAAAAAACTAAGAAGAGACTAAATATTATCGTTGAAGATGAATAGGTATTTCGGTTACATGTTGACTATATAAACGGAGAATAAACATGTTTGAGACAAAGTTTAAACCAATGGGTGGTCGTGTACTCATTAAACAGGGTGAAGTTGAAAGCAAAACTGCATCAGGTCTTATTATACCTGATGCAGTCCAAGAAAAGTTACTGACGGGTACTGTCGTGGCTACCGGGCCAGGCCGTCATAATAAGGATGGTGCATTGATTCCTATGGACTTCAAGTGTGGAGATGTTGTCTACTTTGATAAGTACTCCGCAACTGATATAGGCCATGGAAATCTGGTGTTAGTCGATGATGATGAGATCTTCGGAATATTAGAATAGTAGAAAAAGGGAGCGTAGGCAACTCACCTACGCTAGTGGGCGTGTGTAATTTACGATAATAAATCCCCTGTACGGGTATATGTAAATATTCGAATACAGTATAGAAAAAGTAACACTTGAGTGCTAGGTATTTTTTAAATTAGGATATGAAAGATTGATGGAGAGTAATATGTAGTCCAAAAGGATGTAGTAATGTTGATGAGAACGCCTGAGTATCTAGGTGATGGCGAGTTTAGTGCCATAAAAAGAAAAATAGACTCTGATTATACGGCCAATCAAGCTATATGGCAGACCTATTGGACTGAGGCAACACTGGATACACGGCTAGAGGCTGGAGACACCTCTTTAATGGCCGATCTCAACAACCAACTCCCCAACAATAATCGCGGTTCATGGTACTTTAACAGAGTAAGACCACTTTGTAACATGGTATCCGGCTACCAACGCCGCAATAGAAAATCAACGATCGCTGTTCCCCTGGAGAATGCTGATAACGAGACCTCCGACCAATGGACCAAGATATTACTTGGTATCTATAAACGAGAAGGCGTCTACGAGACAATATCAGAAGCATTTCATCAAGGCGCCTGTATTACTGGTATGAACTTGTTACATGTCTACATGGACTATAACAATGACCCCGTAAACGGTGACATTAAGATAGATAACTGCGCATACTCATCATTCTTCATAGATCCTTACTTTAGAAAAACTGATCTTTCAGACTGTAACTTTGTATGGCGTAGGAGTTATCTATCCCACGCGGCTGCAGCCGCCCTGATGCCTGATAAGTACGATGAGATCATGTCATTACCTGGTAATCCAACAGGAACTGGTCGGGACGGTCGATTTCAGTACATGCCTGAGGCATATGGTCAGACGCAACAAAATCGTTTGGCATATGACGAGTATTATTACAGAGCTTTCAGAAAGCAGAAACTACTTGTCGATAAGCAGACAGGTGAGACTCTTGATATTGGTGATAAAGACGATATCGATGTAAAGACATTCTTAGCGCATTATCCTCAGGTAGCTATTGTTGAGCAAGAAATCCCAACTGTTCGTATGGCTATCATGATACAGGATAAAGTTTTCTATGATGGACCAAATGTCTTGGGCATTGATTTTTATCCTTTTGTACCAGTTCTTGGCTACTATAATTCGATGATGCCCTATTTCTATAGTCGAATACAGGGGATTTGTAGAAGTTTGAGAGATCCACAGATTCTTCTTAATAGAAGGATTATATTATCGGCCGATTTACTTGAATCACAGTTAAACTCTGGCTATATATTCAAGGAAAATGCCCCTGTTGATGTCAAACATCTATTCCAAACAGGTCAAGGTCGTATAATTGCCGTTAAGGACGAAGCACAGATCACCGATATCCAACCGATTGTACCACCACAGATACCACCATCATTTTTTCAGTTACAAGATACTTTTTCGAAGGAACTTAACCTCGTATCAGGTATCAATGAAGAACTTATGGGCTCAGCTATCGATGATAAAGCAGGTATTTTGTCTGCATTACGTCAGGGAGCTGGACTAACAACATTGCAACCGTTGTTTGATAGACTCGACTTCTCTCAAAAGTTACTAGGTGAATTGATTATGCGAGTGGTTCGCATGAATTATACGCCAGGAAAAATTAAAAGCCTTCTTGAGGGCCAAGAACCAGCACCATTATTCTATAATAAAGCCTTCGGTAAGTATCATTGTATGGTAGAAGCTGGTTTCGATACTGAATCACAGAAGCAGATGGAATTTGCACAACTGATGCAACTTAAAGAAAT